TGAGCGAAATGAGGTTTCAATTCCCAGAGGTGGGCTATAACCAGCAATAATTTCTAGTCATCTCTCACCTCCAAAAAACACCCGAACCAGCGGGTCCTGTTTAACCTTGCGCCGACGGGTGTTGGTCCTATTGCGCCAGCGGTCCCTGTCGTCTGCGGACATGCGCTCCAGCATGGCCCGCACACGCATGGTGCTGGACGACCGAGGTTCGGCCACATTCTCACCAACGCCAAACATGTACAGCGCACGGTTGCGAGTTGGCGTCTTTTCCCAGCCGCTGATGTATACGCTGCCAGACCTCTGCCCGGCTAGTAGGATGCGGCACACATAAGACCGGTCACAAAACGCCTGGGCGGCCAAGACTGTGGATGACCTGGTGCCATCACACAGCGCCAAGATTCTCTTACGAGCGCCCATTGCCACTGTCCATTGTCAGCAACGCGCCAGCCAGTCTGCGGACTTCATCAGTGACCGCATGGCCCAAGTCCTCTGGGTCAACAATGCGCAGCATGAAGGTGCGCATACGCACGTTGTGGTCGGTGATATGAACCGCCGCCCGCTCCAGCGCCGCTGCCCCGACGGTAATGTTTTGCAGGTGGGTGTAGAGAAACTCAGAAGATTCCATTAATTTAGACATGATTACTTTACCAGTATGTCGAAATACGACAGCATGAGGGCCAGGCCGGCGGCGACAACAGCCACGTACCCAAGAAGTTTGGCTATGCGGCGCATAAGGCTGGGCCGTGTTGTGCTGATGGCGTATGCGTAGTTGCCATGGCCAGGAAACGCCTGGTCCATGGTTCGTGCGAACTTGTTTCTCATGACGCCACCACAACGTAGTGGTGCTCGCAATGAGCGTTCCAGATTGCGTAATCCGCATCCAGTAATGGGCGCGCGGCGTTGAGGTCGGCCCGCTGCTGACGACCACGCTTCCACACCGTGTCGTCGTCGGACCACTCAAACGACCAGTCATGGGCGTTGAGGGCTTTGATGTATTGCTCTGTGTTCATTCTGTTTTCCTTTATGTACGCAAAGTGCGTATAACGAATCATGGACTCTTTTTTACCAGCCGTCAACCAGTTATTGCGGGTAATGTAAAATTCATGCATGAACCCTATACAGCGCATCAAAGATCAAGCCAAGCCGCTCGGCATAACAATGACCGCCATCTGCGCGCATGCAGGCATACACCAGAGCCAGGCTAGTCGCTGGCTGAAGGGTCGCGCACGTCCGCTGTATGAGTCTGTGGAGGCATTGGAGATGGCATTGGCAGAGCTGATTGCTGCAAAGAGTCCAGCAGGGCCAAGTCCAGAGCGTGCCGAAGCAGTCCAGAGCGTGACCATCTAAACCTAGACGCCAAGGCGTCTACCTCTGCCAGTTTACCTGGGTCGAGGTAGACGCCCACCAACCGTTTACCAGTTGTCGTCATCGGCTACCGTTTCAGCAACGGGCGCTGCTGCTAATTTGGCCACACCAAAGTCGGCGGCGGCGCTGGTTCGGCCACCACCCAACGGCTCGCCCTTGCTCATGAGCTGCACGTTGTTTAGGCCGAAGCTCACGCCCTTATTGCCAGCTGCGTCATACGCGTAGGCGTTCAGTGACACGCGGCCCCAGTCGCCAGATGCCACGTCGTCGTGGCCAAGCAGCTCAACGCCGCTGGAGTCGATGATGCCAGGTCGCTTGGACGATTTCACTGTCATGAAGAAGTGGTCCTTGTACTCTGGACCCAAAGCTGACCCGTCACCCTTGGTCTCGGTGTCACCATCGCGGAGAGGGTTACGCACCTTAGCTGGCACCTTGTCACCCCACTTTGTTGCCAACGCAGCCTTGGCCGCAGCCTTCAGGGCCGCCACCGTGGCGGTGTCTGACTTGGCCACCAGGATTTGTGTTGAGAACTCGTCCTTGCCGTTGAACTCATTGCGGCGTGGGCTGCATACGTTGCAGAAGCTGAAGCGGACCTTGTCGGTTACTACTCGTGTTGTCATGTCGTTCTTTCGTTTTGATCGTTTTGATCGCTATGCCCATCCAAGCCGGATGAGTGCGTTTAATGTAACACACTTTAAAACATTTTTAAACCCTGATACACTACATGCAAATCAAACGATCAAAACGAAGGAACGATATGAACAAGATTGAGTTTGGAGATTGTCGCGAAACCATGCGCCGGTGGGCCGCTGATGGCGTTAAGGTGCAGACCTGCGTCACAAGCCCACCATACTTTGGCTTGAGAGATTACGGCCATGATGGGCAGATTGGGCTTGAGCAAACTCCAAACGAGTACATCACGGTAATGGTCGAGGTGTTCCGCTGTGTAAAGGATGTGTTGGCAGATGACGGGACGCTGTGGCTAAATATTGGAGATAGTTATGCTGGAAGCGGAAAAGGCAGGAACGCCGATGGAAGTCACAAAGAAGGCGGTAAGCAAGGCACTAATAAAGGCGCAATTGCTGGTGCGTTAATAAAAACTGAAGCACCAAACTGCAAACCAAAAGACCTTATCGGCATCCCTTGGATGTTGGCCTTCGCCCTTCGCGCTGACGGTTGGTATCTGCGCCAAGACATCATCTGGCACAAGCCAAACCCAATGCCTGAGAGCGTGCGCGACCGCTGCACCAAGGCGCATGAGTACATCTTCCTTCTATCGAAGTCGGAGCGGTATTTCTTTGATAGCGAGGCGATAAAAGAGCCTGCAACTGGACGCGACCCGGGGAACAAGGCGCACAAGTATGTCGACGCATACAACGTTGGCGACAGTGAAAAACACCGCACCAAGGGTGGGCTGCTCAATGTTGGTCCGAGTGAGACCCGCAACCGCCGAAGTGTCTGGTCGGTTGCTACCAGTCCATACAAAGGCGCTCACTTTGCCACGTTCCCACCTGCACTGATTGAGCCATGCATCTTGGCTGGTAGCCGTCCAAGCGACATCGTGCTCGACCCGTTCATGGGGTCAGGCACAACCGCAGCCGTGGCACTTCAGCACGGCAGGCAATACCTTGGATGTGAGCTAAACCCAGAGTACGGCCAGCTACAACAGGATAGGATTGCAAAAACAGTCAAAAAGGAAGAGTTGGATAGTAGGCAGGTTGGGTTGTTTGCATGAACCTCTATCCACACCAGCAGGTCGCCAAGGACTTTTTATTAAAGACCAAGCGGGCAATACTTGCGGACCAGCCAAGGGTGGGCAAGACGCTGCCTACGGCGGCGGCTGCAGCCGAGCACCTGCCAGCTTTAATCGTGTGCCCGGCCATCGCCAAGACGGTATGGGAGCGCGCCTTCAGCGCCGTCAACCCCGACCTCAAGGTGGCCGTTGTGAACGGCCGGAAGGAGGCGCAAGACATTGATCTGTGCGACGTTGTTGTTGTCAACTACGACGTGGTGCAGTACATCAGCCCAGCCCTGTTTAAGAAGTTCCAGACAATGGTGTGCGACGAGAGCCACCGGATCAAAAGCCCAGAGGCCAAGCGCACCAAGGCTTGCATGGCCGCGATGAAGGAGATCGAGCGCGTCTACTGCCTGTCTGGCACGCCGATACCGAACCGCCCCATCGAGCTGTGGCCAATGCTTCACGCACTGGGCATCTACCGCAACGGCTACTACGAGTTTGCTACGCGCTACGCACGCATGTGGACAGCGCCATGGGGGCTGGACGTGTCCGGCGCATCAAACCTACCGGAGCTGAAGGCGCTCATGATCCCACACGTCCTGCGCCGAAAGAAGGAGGACGTGTTCACGGACTACCAAAACCCGCAAGTGTCGCTCATCACCTTTGACCTGCCCATAGACAAGCGTGAGCGCGACTTTGACGTAGACGCGCTGGTCGAAAACCCAAGCGCGCTGATGGCCATCGAAGGCCTGTCTGAGGTGATGCGCGAGGCCGGTATGCGCAAGATCAAGCCGGCCACGGAGTTCATATTAAACCTACTGGAGTCGCAGGACCAGGTCGTCGTGTTCGCGCACCACAAGGACGTGGTGGCCGGACTAGTGGAGGGGCTGAAGGCCCACAAGCCGGTGTCAATCACCGGCGACACGCCGAGGAAAAAACGCGACGAGTACATCGCAGACTTTCAGGCCAACCGGTCCAAGGTCATCGTCGGGAATATCGCCAGTATGTCTGAGGGCGTTGACCTGTCAGCCGCAGACACCGTGGTGTTTGTAGAGGCAACATGGCAGACGTCTGCACTGGAGCAGGCGTCAAGCCGTATCGAAAACGTGAGCAAGGGGTCATTCCGGCCCATGGTCTATATGCTCACGATCCGCGCATCACTTGACCACAACGTGTTGGCCAAGGTGCTGCGCAAGCTGCAAGTTATAGACCAGATCATTTAACCCGAAGGAGAAAAGACCATGACACGCAAGAAAGACCCGACCAGCCTGAGCGGCAAGATCAGAGCCGCCATAGTCAGCAACCCGAAGCTGCCAAACCGACACATTGCCAAAGACCTCGGCACCACGTCGTCGTTTGTCGCAAACGTGCGCGCCAAGACGCATCAAACCGCCAACCTAAAAACGAGGGACGTGGTCACGATCCACGTCATCCCAAAGATGGCCATCGACATGGTGGCCACCGAGGAGGAGGAGGAGGCGTTTACGGCTCTGGCTAATGCCCAGCAGGTCGGCGGCAGCCACTACAAGTCCAAGGCAATACAGCCGTGGGACTACATCGCATCCAACCAGTTGGGCTACCTAGAAGGCAACGTCGTCAAGTACGTCAGCCGCTGGAAGGACAAGGGCGGTCTGGAGGACTTGAAGAAGGCGCAGCACTACTTAACAAAACTGATAGAGGTGAACCAATGACCACGAAAAAAGAATTTATCAAACAACAAATGTTTGAGATGCATCGCTTGCGCGAAAAGATAGACGCCATCTGCGCGCGGTACAAATGTGACCACCTTGCTGATTCTTTTGAAGCCATCAGCAGAAACACAGCTGTCATGCTGAGGTGTCTGTCAAATATGGAAGGTAATGGGGCCAAGGATTTGCACCAGATGGTTTTGGCGTCTCTGGCGCTAGAGCTGCAGCTTATTGAGAAATGCGCCAGCGTCGAGTTCGCCGAAGCCTTTGCTGAGTGCTTTACAGCAGCCAGCAACAGCCTAGATGAATGTTTTAAAGGGGCAAACAAATGAGCATGATCCAAATGCCAGAGCTTTGCGAACGATTTGGCATAAGCAAGGCGACTGTTATGCGGCAAATTAACCGGGGCACATTGCCGCGTGGCGTGAAGATGGGTGATCGGGAGTTAGCCTGGCCGATGCGAGAAATAGACGCCATTGAGCTGGCCCGTATTGCCTTGTGGCCTGACTCGAAGCTGATGATGCTGGTAAACCGGCTCATGGACCGCAGGGAGCTGGAGGCCGTGGCGATTGTTAAAGAACTAACCGATTGGAAACTATGACCACAAGTGAAGTAGATTTTTTACGCAAGTACGAAATATGGCTGGATTGGCACCGGGAAAACCCAAGGGTTTGGGGATACTTCAAGCAATTTTCTCTTGAAGCAGCCCATTCTGGGAGGAAGCACATTAGCCATTGGCTGATCGTTAACCGCATCAGGTGGGAGGTGTCAATTACCACCACCGGCCACGACTTCAAGATTAGCAACAACCACATCGCTTTTTATGCCCGCCTTTGGAGGGTGGCGTATCCAGGGTTTAGAAATATCTTTACGACAAAGATGATGAAGGGCGAGATAGATGTCAATTACATGGAGGCACTATGACCACCGAACACACCACACGCAAACACGCCAGGCTGTCAGCCTCACGCGCCGACCGGTTCATGCCATGCCCAGGCTCAGTGCGCCTGGAGGCCAAGATGCCGTA